GAAGCATTGGTAACGATAAAGTTGCTAACAGAAAAGTTAGTTGTGTTTTGGATAGGGATTGCGTTATCGCCAGTAGCGTTAACGTTTACACCAGTCAATACACCTAACAAACGGATAGCTTGGTTAGAAGCTAGATTTGATGGGTGAATCGTTTGGGTTGATGCTGGTCCTGGATTGCTCATGATTTTATTCCTTAAATATGGTTGAAATGCCGGGTTTTTAGGCCCGGCTATTTAATGCTTACGATGCTACGCGGCAAGCAAGTTCAGGGTACAAAGGCGCCCAGCCATACAGAACATCCAAACGAGTAGGAATACTATCGTTATTGATGGTGTATTGACGGACCACACGGAGTGACAAGCCAATTTCTTTATCACTTGCACGACCAGCAAAATGAACGCCTTCAGGCAATTCAAGGTCCGCTACTGCCAAAGTAAAGGCATTGCGGTGCATGATGATGTTTTGTGAAGAAGTTGTACCAATATTGTTAAATGGATTAACAGTCTGTGAACCAGTAGAAGTTACGCTAACGTTTTGGAACTGACCAGCAGTAATAACGGCTGGGGAAACAGTCACGGAAGCAGTACCACCTGAACTGATAGATACAGGAGCAGTTACAACGAATGAACGTAGTTTGCCTGAACCATAAGCTTGACGGTTTTGTGGGTTAACTGCATATACGCCAGCGATAGTGAATGTATCACCTTGGTTCAATGTTGCGGCCGCACTTGTAGCACCAATAGTGATGGTAGAAGTTTGTGCCCAACCTGAAGTCAAGAAGCCAGTTGCAGTTGTAACGTTGCAAGACAATGTAGCACCGGAGTAGCTACCGAATGTTTGTGCCTGAACGTTTTGGTCCATTTTCCAGTTCATGCCGCCGGAATCACGACCCATAAGGCCTTTACGATACTGTTCGCCAATTGCTTCTTGTGGAACGAACAAACCTTTCAAGCTATCAACAATAGTTGCTGAAGTGAATGGCTCAACGATGCAAGAACGGCGACCGTCACGTGGCGCACCTTCAGAATCAAGGTAAGCGGCCGCAGTCAGGTAAGTAATCAAACCAGTTGGAGCAGTACCGGCAGTACCAACGATGTTTGCAGTATTGTTTTTAGCCATCAATAAACCATCACGGTCTATCCTATTTGCAATAGTTGCTACCGCGGGTTTCAGCACTCTATCCGAAAACATATCCAAAGACAATGCCAAATCTTGTGTTGTGAACTGGGTCGCAACTTGGAATTGAGTTGTCAATGTAACTGGTACTGAAGTTTCGTTGAAATCTTCAACTGACAAAGCCGGACCTGTCGCACCTACGAAGCGTCCAGGACGTCTTACGTTAACGGTTGCGCCAATTTTGCCGCCAACTACTGCGAACTGGTCGTCATAGTTACGGTCAACTTCTGAAGTGAATGTTAGTTCGTTTTCCAAAACCATCAACGCTTCGTTGGTGATTTTGCTAATGGTTAATAAATTATTTGCCATGATGCAAGTTCCTTAAATGTAAATTAAATTTTTACCTTAACGAATCTTTCCTGTCTTGCGGCCGGCTTTCCAAGCTTGATAGTCGATTTGTTCGCCATCTGTATATACGCTTTGACTGCCTGTCCCACGAATCGGATTAATCGGTTTCGGTGCATTTGACTTCACCGCAACAGGCTTACTTGTAGCTGGTTCTTCGGCTTTCGCTTCAAACTTCGCTTCTAACTTCCCAATCAGCTTTAACGCACTAGCGGTAGATAGTCCGGCAATCTTGGCGCCCAATTCATCGTCTGAAGCAAGTTCATACAGAATCCTAGGACCAACATCACTTTCCAAAATCGCATCACGCACTTCATTGCTTACTGCAACTGTTGATGATGCAACCATATCTTCGTAATCGGGTAATTCAGCTTTAACTGAATCAAGCTTTTGTTGCCAGGTTTGTAATACTGCCTGTTGTTTAGCTTGTTCTTGTTGTTGCCTTACTTCCCTATCACGTCTTGCTACTGCTTCATTTGCTGACCATTCGGCTAACGCTTCAGCGTATTTAAACGCATCCGGAAAGTCGTCAGGTTGTGGCTTTGTATTGGCAGTTTGCGTTTGTGGCGCTGGTTGTTGCCCTTCTAAAGCCGCTAAACGTGCTTCCAAACTTTCCCTAGCTTCGCGTTCACGTGCCGCAGTTTCTTCGGCCGCCTTACGTGCTTTGGTCAGTTCAGAAAAACGTTTTTCTAACTTGGGGTTAGATTTCGGTTCCTCTGTTACGGTCGCATTTTCTTCCGTTGGGGCTGGTTCACTCTGACTTACTTCGGCCGCTGGCTCTACTGGAGTTTCCTCAACAGTAGCCGCAGTTGGGCTTTCTTCGGTAGCTAAACCTAGTTTCCCAGCATAAAAATCTGCTGAATTATCATTTGTTACTACGTTTGTTGCCAAACGTTCTGCTACATTTGCTTCTGACATGGACTTCACTCCAAGAATTTGCCCGATGAACCCATCGGTAGGTTGTTTCAACTATACAACACTTTACTGCGGTTGTGCAACATTAGTTGGTTGCAAACTACCAGTTGCTTGATTTGCAAAACCATATTGTTCTTTGTTCCGTGCTTCAATTTCTCTTTCAAGCTTGGCGGTGTCCATGTGATGCAAGATTAGTTCCATAAGCGCATCAATTTCCATCTTGTTTTGGCTAGTAACTGACCTAGTATTTTGGTCATTAACCTTGACTTGGGCGTTAAGCATGGCACGTCTATCTTCATGGCTTTGTTTAACTTCTTCAATATCCTGGCGTTGCTTGATGTACATCTGCAATTGCTGGTTCTGTTGACCCATTTGTTGCAATGCTTGTTGCATTTGCTGGATTTGCATCTGAACTTGTGGCGGTATCTTGGATTGGTCGTCAATTTGAGCCAATGGATTGATAGAAGCCAATCGGTCAGCAATAACTTCTGCGCCTGGGAAGTCCATATTTCTAAATACCAAGTCGCCAATCTGACCAAATAGGTTTGGATTAGCAGTTAAAGCTTGCATCATGGATTCCACGGCTTCCTGGCGTTTAGTGCTATATCCAGGGCCAGTTTCCATCACAATGTCGTATTCGCCAACGGTTACGTCATTCAAAATCTTATCAACACCGCTTTCGTCTTTGCCTTGCTGGTTAATAGTGACAATTTTTGGTTTGCCATCATCACCAATAATCCGCATTACGCGTTCTTTATCGTAAATCTTTGGGATTAAATCAAGAATAATGCGGCCAGTATGGGCAATTGAACGGGTCAAATTGTCGTAATAATGGTAATTAGTCATGTCAACTTGCATCTGTTGACCTTGTAACGCTTTGCCGGATATTGGGCCTTGTGGCAGTTGTGATGGGTCAAAAATACCCACTACGGCCATCAAATCAGCATTAATTCCAGCGGCCGCGGCCATAATTCCGGCTGGCGGTTGTTCCGGTGCCTGGCGAATTGGGGGTGGTGCCGGTACGCCATCGGTATCTGTCTGCTTGTAACGCAGATAAGACATTGCTTTGGTATTAGCTTGCGCCCATTCGTTTTCGTGGCCTTCATCTTGTCCTTCAGCCATAATCCATTTGGCTTTGGGCGCGAGGGCAACGCTTTCAGTAATGGATGTAACCCAAAAGTTGTACATACGTTGTGGGTCTTTGGCCATGCGAACCAAGCCAAATTTCTTGCGTTTTCCTTCAATAACCAATTGCTGACCATAAGTAGGCACAATTGGAATATATTTACCAGCCCATTTTCCTTCTTCAAGGATTTGCATACCAGTTAGCTTGCACCAATGGATTTCTTTGCGCCATGAACTGCGGCGGCTTACTTCATAAATACCGGCAGATTCTAAAACCTTATCACTTGGCATTTCATCTTCATAAACGTGGGTGCCATCGGACAATAGGATTAGGTCTGCATTAACAATCTTTGTGTAGAAGTATTCAGCCAGGCGAATATCTTCCTTCATTACCCATTCAGCATCGCTATCACCAGTACCACGCTGGGTAAATCCTGAACCATCTTCGGCATCAGGGTACATTGCTCTAAAGTTTTCTTTAGGGATTACCGTTGTGATTAATACTTTTTCGGCGTCTGAACCGTCAGGTAGCACCGAATTAGGGTCAAAATATACGGTAAATGGGTTGTCAATCGTATCAATACAAATTTCTTGGTCAAATGACTTTTCGTTCACATAACGTGTGTTTACACGCCAAAAACCCCATCCCATACGAACTGCTGATTCATAAGCGGTGTCATAAGCATGGTCAGCATTGGATTGATTTTCAATGTGACGGCACATACCAGTAACAATGTCGGCTAACTGTTCGTCAGTTTCATTGTTCATCCCGTGGGCTTTCATCCTTGGGCGTTGCTGGCGTTGCTGATTGCATAGTTGACGGATATACGCATCAACTTTATTAATTGTTAAGCATGGGCGCGATTCCACGCTACGGCTATTTTGGATTTCTACTGGCCATTGGTCGCCACCGGCGAACTTTAGGTCATCTAATGCTTCTGAACGGTTATTGGTATCGGCATCTGCCGCAAAACGTAGGAATTGCTTTGCATCATCAATTCTAGGGTCGTAATCATCGTATTGCGATTCAGCCATAATCTATCCCATCCAACTGGATTGAACGTGTGGAACGGTCTTTTTGACCACTTTCCTTGGTTCGTTAATCATAAGTCCTATGTACCGAAAGGCATCGGCCCCGTTTGAGTAATGGTCGTGCAATGGCTTTTGGCTAAATTGCTTTGTTTCGGGGTCAACTTCGTACCGGTAGTGACGTAAACATTGTAAGCCTTCTTCCGTATTTTGCCTATCAAAATAGCATTTAGGGAATATTGTTCTTGCCGCATTAATAGAATCTACAACAGGCACCCTGTCTAATACTTTGGTTCTGTGTCCTGTTTGCCGAACAATTTGTTCAATCGTCATTCCAGTTTGATAAGAATGGGCTTTGGCATCATGTGGCAACCAAATCGTATCAATCATGTAACCATAGGATTGAATCTTGGCCAACCAATAGCTTATGGTTTGCTGGTTATCTTCTTCGTAACGTATCAACCTGGTTTCAGTTGGAAACAGTTGCACATACCAAATTGCAGTATGGTCATTGAACCCAAGGTCGAACACAACATGAACCCCTTTCATTGCATCGTATGGAACATTGCATATACGGCCTTGTAATTCAGCCATAGTGACTTCTTTAGCAAAGATGGCACCATCTATCGTCTGACGTGGAATTCCTTCCCAAACGTTGTTATACGCTTCTATATCACGCGCTTGCAGTTGCCGGCGTTCTATATCCAATACTTCAGGGAAATAAGGGTTATCGTTCCAATTAAGCTTGGTAACAATCGAATTTTCCGGTGGATTTAATACAAACCGTTTATAAGTTTCATCCGTAGGCAATTCAGGGTTAAAGCTTACCCATATTTCGCTATTTTCTTTACGGATTGTAGGAATTAAAACACCCCAGGAATGGGAAGTAACGTTGTTAGCTTCCTCTACCCAACAAATATCAATTCCTTCGATAGATTTTAGGCCGTTGACATTGTTCTTAATGCCAGCAAATATGAATTCTGTACCGTTTAATCCACGTATGGCATTTTGGGTAATTTCATAATGCGCTTCTAAACCCATTTCATAGATTTGGTCGCTTAATAGCTTATGGACCGAATCCTTAATGCTGGTCTGAAACTCACGGGCGCATAGTACCCGAATGGTTGCACGAATACCTTTAATCAACAGGGCGCGGGATATTCCCCATGATTTTGCGCCACCACGTCCACCGTACAAAATTCTGTACCGGCTTTGTTTTGGTTCAAATAAACATTTTAATTTGCTGGGGAACCTTGCTTTAGCAATGGCATCGTTAATCTGTTGTGACGGTTCCATCAGGGTCTATAAAAAATAGTTGTACGGCAGTTTTAAGTTGTGCGCCATCAGGACCAGTTACTTCTTGAACTGCTACTGCTTTGCCATCCATACGGTCAATTACTTCTTTTACTGCCCATGCTTCACCTTCTACTGCGGCATCTACTAGCTTTTCAGTTACCTGGCGTAGCTTTAGCGAATCGTTTTGGACTAGAACCTTACGCAGTTGGTCGTAGAAAAGTTTGCCCTTTTTAGCATTTTGGTTGCCCTTCATGCTTTCGGCTATCTTCTCATTACGAATTCCTACTGTTTCAGATTCCATGTCCATGATTTGTAAAGCTTTCTTTACTTATGCTTGTGGTGGTTCTGCTGGTGCGCTACCGTCAGTTGCTACTGGTGTTTCTACTGGAGTATCTGCTACTTTTTCAATGCTTTGTGCAATATGGCTATCAACCATTGCTTTCGCGCCCAGGTGCAGTTTGTTGTGGATTTCTAGGGCCACTTCAATAGGAAGCTTACGCAATCCTTGAAGGATTACTTCCATTTCCTGTACTGAATGGTCAAATGATAGTTTCAAGTCGTTTAAGTTCATAGTGTTATGCCTTTAGGTTAATAATGGTTAATTTTAAATTAATAAAGGTCTTTAAAAAAATCTTCATTTTGTGGACCTCTTTCTTTGTATTCAAAAATAATATCTAAATGCTTTTCAAGCCATCCAAGCCTTGTGTTGCATTGTTGGCATAAAACACCCCTATAAGTTTTTGGAATTTTATGGTCAATACACATTTTTTTGGCTTTTACGCCGCAAATTTCACAAGGTTGATTTCTTAAATATCGAACTTCTTCTAATGACAATCCATATTTTTTCCGAGCATCATAGGATAATTGATTGTGCTTTTTAGCGGCACTCAATGTCCCATTATTGGAAAATTTATGATTTTTTGTCATTTTTTCTTAGATTTTGTTTTAGTTGCTTCTTTTTTAACTGCATAGCTTATGGCAACGGCTTGTTTGACGGGACGTCCGGCTTTGACCTCGGTGGCCACGTTTTTCTTAAATGCGGCTGGTTTTGCTGATTTGATTAATGGCATGATTAACAGTTCCAATTTTTAAGTGATGCTTTAGCCCTTTCAGCCGGACCTTTAGCTTTCTTTACTACGCCTTCCATTCTTGCACAAAATGAAGCTTTTCTGCCCTTATCCTTTTCTGTCTTTGGATTAGGTGCTGGTGCCTTTAGATTGCTACCGTTCTTAGCGTTGTATTCAGCACGGCCTTTAGCAGTCATGCCGGCGCCCTTTTCAGTAGGGTTGTATGTCTTACCTTTGCCAGTAGTCTTATGTTCTATTGGCTTATCGTGTTTTTTAGTAGCCATTATTTTTTCTTTGCAGTCTTAGCAGATTCTTTAAATGCTTTAGCAGTTGGCGCGCCATTGGTGCCTGGCTTACGCATCTTTTCTACTGGCTTGCCTTCAGCCTTTTCTTTTTCAATGCGCTTTTGTTTTGCATGGATATTGGCATATAGTCCGGGTTTAGTAGCCATTACGGTTTCCTTAGTAGTTGCTTTTTTTAAAATTGGGCGCTTTTTAGCTTTATCAAGTGGAAAATCAATTACTTTTGTATCTTTCGCATACTTTTCAGCTTCAGATTTAAACCAGTTCAGTATTTTTTTCAGCATAATCTTCTTCCGTTAAGAAACATACGTCTTGCCAGGACATAATAAGATAACGTTCACCGTTAGTAAAGTATTCTTGAAATTTAAGATATTCATCTTGGGCGTTTTTACTCATGGTTCCAAATCGAACATGGTCGCCAACATTAACTGGCATGGCTTCACGGCGCCCATTGGGTAGCTTCTTGCCTGGTCCTATGGCTACTACGGTACCCATATTGTCTGCTTCCTTATTATCAATAATAAGTACAGTACTTAAAATGCGTTTATCAGGGCGGACAACGATTTTGTCACCTAAAGGCTGTAAATTCATATATTCCTTGCATATTGACCGTGATATTTTGCTCTTGCTTCTTGGGCTACCAAACCAGCTAATTCTAAATTTTCAAAATAACCAACAAAAATATTTTTTTTATCGGCACGTAGTTGTACAGACCATTTTTTAATATTTTTGTTCCAACTTACATTTTTGTAACCTGAAGTGTTTTTTATTGAAATTTTAGCGTTATATTGATTTTTAATATTGTCAACAATTCTTAAATTTTCAATGCGGTTATTGTGTGGATTGCCATCAATATGGTCAACTTGATTCGGCATATATCCATAAAACATCATAAAAATAATGCGATGCAACATATATCTTTTATTGTTAAAGTAAACTTTACAATATCTATGCTTACTTCCAGCCAACATACCAGCTTTTGTTTTATTTGTTTTACTAATTTTCCAATACAAATTACCTTCGTAATACAAAAAAGTATCAAGAAGGTTTTGTTTTGTTAAGTTAAAATCTACATCAGCCATATCAACTCCTTAATAGTTGGTTGGTTAGAAAGGCCCTAGTTTACCTTCACGTGCTAGGGCTTTTCGTTTTAATCTGCGTAATAATTTGGGTCTGTTGGTGCTTGATTGCCTGAACCAGCGGTAAATGAAATGTCTTTGCCGCTTTGCATCGACTTGTCACTCCATGGCGTTGCTTTAGCCTTTTGGACTTGCATTGCCCGTTGTGCATCTTTCACGTATGCGTTGGTCTTTAATAAATCCCCCAAACTAGTTTGATTGCTAGTTGAGGGATTTAGATTGGCAGTAAACCCAGCCATAATTACATATCGTCTTGGTCGTGGCCGTGGCGCTTGTGGTCATAGCATACGGATTCACCAGTATTGCCATGATTGAATTCACCTAAACGGCCATCGTGTTTGCCCATGTGCATTTCACGACCGCCCATTCCATCTTCCATACCAAGAGCAACGCCACCAGCAAATGATTTTGCATGACGTTCGCCAGTTGTATCGCTTGATGTTGCGCCTTTAGGAATCTTTTCACCAGTAGCGCCAGGCATAAATTTTGTGGAATTTACACCAGTTTCACGTGATTCACGTTTTTCGCCTGTACGGTCGCTTGATTTAACGCCTTTTGGAAAGCGTTCGCCGCTTTCACCTTTTAATCCATAACCCATAATATTTTCCTTTTTGCAAAAAGAACTAGAAAAGCCTAGTTTACCTATTTTATAACTACTTTTTTGATTTGGCTATATCTTTTAGTATGCCATTTTTCTTTTGGTCATCAGGGTACATTGCTGGGGCCGCCAATCCTATGCCGGCAAATAATGGTTGACCTTTTTCTTTTATGTCTTTTTTAGCGGCATCAGATAATTCTAAAAAATGAATTTCAGGACCTTTTCTGTCAGCATTTAAAAATTCTTTGTACAAATCATCCTGATTAACCCATGAATGTTTTAAAAATGTATCGTTAAGTGATGGGTCTTTTTCATTAGCCCAATCTTTAAAATTTAAAAATCTATCATTGTCAGGCGGCGTAAGATGTTCTTTTTTTAATGCCATACCCCATTTTTTTGTATGTTTATTGATGAAATCAGGAAGAATTTTGTCGTAAAAGCCTTTCATTCCTTCGCCACCAATAGTTAAATCTTTGCCTTCAATAACACCAAGTTCACCACCTGGATGTTCTTCAATTTGTTTTGCCAATCCTTTACCAAGAACTTCTTCAATGGTTTTTCCTTTGCCTGGACCATCAATAAATTTGTTATCTTTAACGGTGCCTTCAAAAGTATTGTGGCCATTTTTAACGCCTTGAATAGTAATTGTGTCAGGTGGATAACCTTTGCTAAATTCAATTTTATCTACTGCCTGGCGTAATCCATGTTCATAACGTTCTACTTGTTGACGGCCAGTTGTAAAAGCTACGGCATCATAGTCACCTTTAGCGGCCATATCTAAAGCTTGTTTTACCATTAATTCATGCCAATTCTTTTTAAATGGAGCATCGGGTACTAAACTTCTTTCGTCAACTCTTGCCATGTTTAATGTTTGTTGCTTTTCAGATTCACCAAAGTAATCAGCCAATTTTCTTGGGTCTTGAACCATTTTGTTAGCCATTTTTGTGGCTAATGTTTTGGCTTTATCTACGGCTAAACCTTCGGCCGTAGCAATATTGAACGCTTCATTTTCATAACGAACTTTTAAATCATTAATATATTTTGTATATTCTTTATCGGCTTGACCTTGATACCCTTTTTTGCGGCCTTCTTGGTGCCAATCTGATTGTATTTCTTCTACCATCAAAGTTTTTTTGCCATTGATGTTTCGGTCATTAACACGCATATGGGCCAAAACATTAGGCGTATCACCATAATGCCCTTCTGAATATACTTCTAATTGTTGTCTAATTGCTTCATATTCATTCTGTAAATGATTAGTCCATTCGCTAGGATTTTGATTTTTAAATTTCATTAAATCATCAAGTTCACGGCTTAATTCTTGTGATTTATCCGGCAAAGTTGTTAATATTTCACGATAATTTTTATACCTACCAGGTAATGTGTAATCTTCATATCTAGCGCCATCACCTTCATAGCTTAAATTGCCTTGTTCTAAATGATGCTCACGCAAAGAGTTTTCAACGTCTGAAATATTCCAATTATTTGTGCCAATATCAAGAAATTGACGATTTGGGTCACGTACTGAATAACCCATGTTTTCGTTGCCATATACGTCATATCCATGTTCATCGTAATAATGGCGTATTGGGTCATCGTAATACATATTCTTGGCTTGAACTTTAGCTTGTTCTTCTAAAGAACGTTCTACATGGTCATTTAACCTGGCGGCTACGTTTTCATCTAATTCATGACCTTCATACAATTCAGGAAATTGTTCTGCAATAGCTTCTTTTTCTTGATGGTATATATCGGGGTCATTCTTTAAATCATGGTGTATATCTTCTGCAAGAGAATCTATGTAATCGTAATCATCATAAACATCGCCGCCTTCAAGCCTATAATTGCCGGCGGTGTCACCAGTTGATTCACCCAAAACTTTATTTTCAAGTTTTAATTTGTTGTTTTTGATTAAGTCTTGTACTTCTTGTTTGGTAACGGTTGGTTTATCTTGTAAATATTTCTTTAGTCCTGTTATTTCAAGTTCTTCAGTTTTAACGCCAGGGGTTTTTTCTAGTTGCTTTAGAAACTGTTCGCCGGTGCCTTTTGGCTGGCCAATGTTATTAACTGCGTTTTCCAAAGTAGAATGAAAACCTAATTCATCTATTAATTGGGCTTCTTTTGATACGTCTTTAATAGATAAACCTACGGGTAAACCCTTACCTAATTTAAGTACGTCTTTTGTTACACCACCCACGCCTGGACTAATTGCGGCGCCCACATCTTCTAATGTTTCTGCGCCTTCATGTGTTGGCGTTATTCTTGGAATGTTGTTTAGGATTTCCCTGGTGGTATTAAATGCCCTGGCACCAAATATGTCATTCATGGTTTGGGGCGCATAAGTTCTAGCAAATTCACTAATATCGCCAACCACGCCAGGAATTGATGCTAATGCGCCACGGCCTACGGATTCAGCCACGCCAGGAATAGAACTACGTAATCTTGTTATCCCTTCGCCGGTTTCACGTAGGTTTTTCTCATTCTGAAGGCCATTCAAAATGTCATATAGTGATTGCTTTAGGGATGGTTCTTCGTAGTCCATATCTAATTTTAAAGCACTTCTATCATTACATCAACGCCGCCGCCCTTACGAATTTCACCACGATTAATCATAAGTACGTCAATTTGTCCGTCATTGTCATAAACACCAGCATCTTCTAAACCATCTAAAACGGCTTTTAAACGATTATCTAGGTCTGTGACTACCTTTGACCGTGGATATAAAAACAATGTCATTTCAAGGCGTTTTGTGCCAAATTTGGGTATGTTTTGCGCTACAACACATTCTGCCACCGCAGTTTTAAATTCGCGCCCAGCTTTGCTTAATACTGTATGGCCACGAAAATTGCGCCAGTACGTGTTAACACTAGGTGGGTATGGCAGTTTAATGATTGTCATTTAACAATTCTTTGACTTTTTCGTGTAAATCTTCTTCACTCCAGCCCCAGTATTTTTGGAAGCCTTTGTGTCCAAGGGAATGAACGCTGGTATTTCCAAGACGGTGGTGCCACATACACAAGGGTATAGTGTTGGCGGTTTTCCTAGGCTGACCATATCGGCGTATATGATGGATTTCCACGGGCGTGTCGGTGTCAGTAATTCCATTTTGCCGGCACAATATGCACCCCAATCTTGCCAATTTAGCATAGTGTTCTTTTTCATTTGCCATTCGCTAGTTCGTACCATTGCTTGTAAAAGTCTTTAAACATACTAAACCCTTGACCAGCAAGCATACATTGTCCATCCGGTTGAACCAAATAATATTTATTGATAATTGTTTCAGTATCGGTATTACCATAAATGATTACAACCATAAAATCTTCTTTTTTTGCTAATGCTTGAAGCAAATACTTTTGGCCTTTGCTTACTTTTTCACCAGGCCGTTTCCATTCCATAATTAAAAAACAACCATTGCGTTCACATATTCCATCTACATTACTTGGTACAAAATGTGGGTTTTCTTCAATTAATCCTTGAAAATCCACATAATCTGTATGTGTCGCATAAGCGTTACGCATTAGCCCCATTGTTCAGTCAAATCCTTTGCAATCAACTCTAGGTCATGCGCTACGTCAGTCATATCTAGCGATATTTGATAAGCTTTATCGTATTGACCTTTTAATGTGGCTTCGTGAAAGTCTTTAGTTAATTTTAATAACGCTAAATATGGTGTTGAATAATCGTTCATTTGGTTAATCTTTCTAAGTTACGGTTGCTTGCTTCTTGGGTACGCCAAGCTTCAAAACGAAGCTTTGCCGCTTCTAATCTAAACTTCCACATTTCTGTTTTGTACGTTGCCGCACCAATAGCTTTGCATAAGTCTTGATATTCTTGGCTGGCATAAGCTTCGCGTTCCTGGGCGCCCAAACTTTGTTCGCTTGATTGTTTCATTTTTATGGCTTTTAGGCTGGATTTATAAGCTTCTAGTTCAGCCAATTCGCCTTTAGCTTTAGCGTATTCCGGGGCAAATTCGTATAGATAATCTACACAATCATTGGGGTCAACTACACGGGTTTCAGCTTTCATCGTTCCATCCATATTTTAGCTACTACTAACAAAACAAAAGCCCAAAGCACTAGGCCGCTAAAAAAGAAAAATATAAAAATAAGTTCATTCATCGCCAATCCCCAATTTGTCCACGGTTGCCTTTTTTCCATTGGTCGTACATATCTTTAGCAAGTAACTCCCGGCGGCTATTAAATTTAGAATTAGCAAAATAACCCCTAAAACCGGCAAGCCCAAACTGGGTACGGTATATAAGTAATTGCCTGATTTCGCACTCATACCGCCATCTTTCCAATGTGTTGTTGGATTCTTTGTCGGTACTGCCCCATAGATTCCCCGGCATAAGCTTGTAGTCCCAATTCGCGGCCTTTGGCCAAGGTTAAGTCATCGGTACTATACCAAGGTAATGAAGGTCGCTTTAGTTCTTTTGGTGTCATGTCAAGTTCATCTTCAAACCGGCCCTGGTTAATCCACGTACTTGCATGGGGTATGAAATCCATTTCCGTACCCTTGAGTTTCCAATAAGCAACGTGTTGTTCAATGGCTTCTACGGCATCGGATTGTTCTTGTTTTGTAAGCCGGTTAAATGCCCCTTGGGCGGCACGTTTGGCCACCTTTCGGGGATAAAGTTTCCAAAAGGTATCAAACATTATGCGGCCTGTTTATTTGCACAAGCTTCATAACGTGTATCGGTGTATTCAAAAAAGTAATGTTTAACTTGATTGATAACTTGATTTGCTTGTTCTGTTTTACCCATTGCAATTAATTCTTGTGCATCTGACAAAATGCCAGCCAAATACATATTGATGTTGTATTGGGATTCAAATTGTTTTTCAAGGGCTTGTTCTGTGCATCCAAAAATTTTTAATTCGTTCATTTTGTTTTCCTTTAATTTTCACTGCACCGTTGCAGTACTTATAATTTACTAAAGTAATCTTTAGTTGTAAACACCTTTTTTATCTTTTTTTGATGTATTAGGGTTTTCCTTACTAATTTCTTTATTACTGTTGTATTTCTGCACAATCCTTTTGGTGGACGAACCTAGCCCACCTAGGTTTGCCTTAATCCGTTTGGAGCCACGGAACCCGTCAGTCGTTCAGGAAACCGGCACTAACTTCGCCACCGGCATTTGCGTTATTACATTCCTTATCCCCCAGTAACGCTTCTATCCTGACCGCTGGTGGTGGTGAATCCCCAATCAGAACGATTGCGAATAAGAAACAAAAAACCCCTTAGTGGATAGACTGTATGGAAACTAAACTAATTAAATGGTTCAAGTGCATTTAATTAATTCAGAACAATCTACCCATTAAGGGGTTCTAACTTCAGCGGTTTCCATGTCGCAATGGTTAAAACTATATCACATATTTCCCCATTGGTCAGCCATTGCATCAGCAATTCCTTGATAAGTTGTGCTTCTTAATTTCCAACGGTCTGCGCTGGGCGGCAATTTATGCAAACGTTGTTCACGTCCTTCAACAATATTTGTTGGTTGTAATTCCGGCAAACCCTTTAACCATAAGCAAGTAGCTTTAGTTTCACCATGCCCAAACATCCAAGGTTGAATAACTTGATTTTGCCGCCAACCAATGATTTCTACGGCATATTTGTGCATTATTGGGTTTTCAATTGCATATTTAGGAATGTTGCAATCTAACAACATTTTAAAAAAATTAGCACCGTCCCTCATTTTGTCCCAGCGGCCTTCTTGCTTATAAAGCCATGAAACGCCTGAATTACATAAATAAGTGCATGGTGGGTGGGCTACCATTAAATCCCAACCATCATTAATAATGTCAAAAATATCGCCTTGATAGTGCGGCCCAGGTGTATCAGTTGGCAATAAATCACAACTTATGGCTTCGTGCCCCCCCCGATGAACGCATCACGTACACGTCCTGAATACTCACAAGCTACTAAAACTTTCATAAATTTTTAAGTTCCGGCCAAATTATCCACCAGTTGTCAGGAAACAACGTTTTCCTAGTAACGGCATTTCTGGATTCTTTTTCTATTGTTGCGGCCATTAACGTTAACGGACCCATAGGAATAGCATCATTGTTGCGCCATTGACACACCGCTTGAACGCTTACGCCACATAGCTTTGCGACCTTTGCTGGCTTTCCTAACAAGTCAATTAATTCTGCATTAGTCATTTATTTTCCTAAAATTGCTAAATATTACTTTACAAGAACTAAATTTTACTTTACATTTGTCAGTACGGCAATGTCGCCGTGATAAAAAAGGAGTAGCAAACATGGTTGATGAATTAAGCCAATTGATGTTGGAACATGAAGAATTCCTTGAAAAAGCTTTAGATGACATGGAATTTAGTAATGAATTTATGACCCAGGAACAAGTTGACTGCATCCGTCAAGCTTGTGGAAAACCACGTAATAGTCACGTTAACCCATTGTTACGTGATGTGATAAATGACTTTGCCAATGTTTTTGGAAGTGATTTCAAAAAATTTGATGAAGATACCAAAAAAATGTTTAGAAAGTGAAAAAAATGATAATCGCAAAAAGAAACAGTAGCGGCACCGGCGACTTTAAATTACCGCCACCAGGTAGCTTTCTAGCCCGTCTATATCGCATTATTGACCTTGGCACCCAAACAACTGAATGGATGGGTAAAAAGAAAATGCAACGCAAAGTATTGTGTATGTTTGAGTTGCACGGGGAAGATAACGATGGCAATCCGCTGGTTATGGATGACGGCAAACCAATGGTTGTTTCAAAGCGTTATACGTTATCTTTGGACGAAAAAGCCACGTTGCTAAAGGACTTACAAGCTTGGCGCGGCAAAGAGTTCACACAAGAAGAATTAGACGGTTTTAGCCTAGAAGTATTGCTGGGTAAATTTTGTATGGTTTCTATTACCCATAGCGAATACCAAGACAAGACTTACGCCAATATTGCCAGCATCAGCCAAGTGCCGGCCGCATTGAAAAAGCTTGGCGAACCCGTTGGTGTCAATGAAACTTTAATGTTTTCTATTGACCCGTGGGATAGAGAAAAGTTTGATAAGTTATCACAAGGGTTGCAAGATTTAATTAAAAAATCTGCTGAATACCGGAACACCTTTGATACTGCGCCAGCTAAACAAGGCGCAACAATTGAAGATGACAATTTTGACGATATTCCATTTTAAGGATTAATATGAAATGCGCTGAATGTAAACATTTTGCTGGCCAGCCGGGCGACCGGTATGGCTTGTGCAGAAGATACCCAAAAAATGAAAACAAATCACAAGAAGATTTATGTGGTGAATTTTCATTAAAAATTTTTCCACAAAAAGAAGTTGAAGTTGAAGTTGAATTTATTCGTGAATACGATATAACTACTGACGAATTCAAACCCAAACGTGGAAGAAAACCTAAAAATGTTAGTTAAGGAACGCACAAGTGAAAGTGGGCATTGGTATGACCGGGCTGGCAATCCAGCCTATACAATCATTGGAAAAAACGGCAAAGAACGCGGCACGACCTTACGGGATGCCCGCACCCTCAATCTATGTCCATCTGTCACAACAATACTTGGAGTTGCGGCAAAGCCAGGACTTGATACTTGGAAACAACAACAAGTCTTATTAAGCGCGCTGACATTACCAAAGTCTGAAGGGGAATCGGAAGAATCATGGCTTGAAAGGGTTATGATGGATTCCAAGCAAACTGGACGTATTGCCGCGGAACGTGGTACGGCCATCCATGCGACCATACAGGCGTTCTTTGAAGGTGCTTTGATACCTGAAGCCATGCCAATCTGTCGGCCGGTAGAACAGGCCATTAAAGACCATTTTGGGGAACAACTTTGGTTGCCGGAATTAAGCTTTGCACATCCTATGGGTTTTGGTGGCAAATCAGATTTGACGGCCAAAGCAAAGCATGATTTTGCTGGTATTTCTATTGACGTCAAAACCAAAGAAACTACGGACATTTCTAAAATTGACGTTTATCCGGAACACGGTATGCAATTAGCCGCTTACCGCCAAGGTTTTAATATGCCAGCCGCCAGGTGCGCCAATGTGTTTGTAGGCTACAAAATGGTTGAAGGCACTATTGTTTTTACTGGCGTTAAGGTTATTGAACATACCGCAGAAGATTTAGACCGCTATTGGTTAATGTTTACTAAACTGTTAGAGTTTTGGCAGTTAAAGAACAACCATAAATAGGGCGGTTAACGGGGCGTTGAAGGATGCAACAAGGTGGGGCTTTTCCCCGTTTCGACCCACCAGCTATCAGTTGCCAAATTCACGCCCTACTCTGTTGCAGATTTACAACTAAGGGTATGTCCTAATAAAATATCGCTTTACAAGTGAAGTTTACTTTAGTAAATTACTAATACGGCAACGGTGCCGTGATAAACAAAAGGAATAAATCATGAAAGCAATCGACATTCAATTAAGCAAAGTTGACCAGTTGGGTATGTTGTTGGCCCAAATCGCTGACTTGGAAAAACAAGCAGATGCACTCAAAAACGAACTTAAACAAAACGAAGGCCACATTGAAGGCAATTTGTTTAAAGCTTTCGTTACCCTTTCACAACGCGCTACCGTTGATAACAAAGCAGTATTCGCAGAAGCCAATGTGCCAGCAGAATTAATTGCCAAGCATACCAAAACTACTGCCGTAATCACTTTAAAAGTTACATCCAAATAATCTAGGACAGGCCGTTGACACTATTCAGCTTTATGGCCCGTGGGGATTTCAAACTAAAAAGACCTCGGCCTGTCACCCAATTAAGGAAAACAAATGAAAGACTTTATATTAGGCGGTTTATTAGGGGCGGCAATAGCCGTGTTTTTAGTAATTGTTTATGGCTTTAGGATTGGGGTATATCACTTATGAAAGCCGCTAAAAACGTGTTTGAAACGTGGTATGAAGCAAATTATGACCATAAACCTGGTGAAGATGATATAAAAGAACTGTTTAGAGAAGCTTTTGAAGCTGGAATGGTGTCAGGTTTGGCTTTTATGCAAACCCATGCTGATAAGTTAATGGATGATTACAAAGGATTCCAAGATGCTAACTGAACATGATTTCATGCAAGATAAAATTAAAACATTAGAAGGAATTATTAAATACAAATTTGATAAATCTGAAGCTTTAGAAAAAGAAAATATTGTTTTAAAAAAAGAAATAAAAAAATTAGAAAAACGAATTAAATACTTAACAAATCAAGTTGAGGAAATGTTATGAATGAACATATTTGGACTGCGGCTGGAACCGATATTACTATTCGCTGGCGTTTAAATGGCTGGATTCCACCATCAGAACTTCAGGAATATAAAGATAAGTGGAAGTATTATCAAAATCTTCCACTTCGTAGCCTAGATGACCAGGCTAAAGAACAGTACGAACAAGTGCTACGTAAAGCTAAAGTAGCACGGCTTCGTTAGTATTTACGCATATTAGGCAATGGGGCTTCCTTTTGGGATTTCCCATGTGCCTTGGATGCTGGCAAAGCTTCATGCTTTTTAAGCTTATCTTCCAGGCGATGCAATTCGTTTTCATTTGATTTTTCATGCTCACGCAGAACAATGTAATGTTCTTTTGATGATTTACCAACTTTGCCTTTTACGGTGAAATTTGTAGCCATTTTTTATCCTTCCAAGATTTGTAATGCTTTAGTGATTTTAGCAATTCTGTCGTCTAAACCTAACACACCGCCGTTAATTTTCCTAGTAACTTCTTCCCAACCTGACACATCAGCCGCGGCGTTTAAACCCCGTTTATTCCAAAACCAACCAGCGGATAACATAGCGTTCATTGGTTCTAATAAAAGGTCAGGATTGTCCATTAAATCCAGTTTAAGGGCTTGTCCGCAAAAAATGTACGAATCTTTACCGGTTAACTGTAAAACGCCCCTTCCTCTGTACTTAAACCCATCCCCATCTTCAGTATTGCCCATACGTCCGGCATAGACTTTATTAGCTATTTTTTCAGGGTTATTGGCGTATTGGTCGGCCGTTGCTTGGTCAGGGAACCTTGATGGCCATACACGCATTAATGAAGCGGCAGAATAATGTAAGTTTTCTTCTAGGGTTTTAAAGTTGCCTGATTCATGCTGACATTGACCTATAAACCCAGCTTGGCGTTTTGGCGTATTAATTTCGTATTTATCAAACGTAGAATTTAATGGGTCAAGCCATTTATCTTCAATACCTAAAGCTATTAATTGGTCATTCGTCATCACTATTGCCAATCTTTATGCCAGTAATAAGACCAATAAAACCACCAACAATAGTTTGAAATGCTGGGCCAATAATTTGAAATACTTTTTCATCGTCAACGTTTGGGTCAATTACTGCAAAAGCAAACATAGCTAACATAGCCACTACAACACAAACTAATGACCATGCGGCAATCGTCAGAATATGTTCCTTGTTGTTCATTTTGAAGCAACTCCCTGAATCTTTTCAAAAGTACGTAAACCGCCCATACCAAGCATACCCATCATGAGTTGCCATAAATTGTCATCAAGGCCAGGCAAAGGGGGAATAGTAACGCCAAGAACACCCGCTACGGTGCCAGCAAGGGGTCTAAATAAGTATTGGTAGGCCAATGCTAGGGCGCATACCCAACCGATTGCTGGGCGCCATCCTGACACGAATACGGATGAATTTGTGGCTTCCGCTTTATTAATATCAGTTTGTGCAGTCATTGTGGCCAAATCGCCACTTTGTTGAAGTGCCAATAACTTTAATTTGGCATCAGCGGCTTGGGTTGGGTCCGGAAAGAAATGGTCAATTAGTTTGCCGCCAAGGTCTAATGCCGCTGAAATAGGGTCTAAAGACATGATGTTTTCCTTATGCTAAACATATTAGTAAGTTCCCATAATTAAAATTCCCGCAATAAGCCAAATACACAATGCTGTAAAAAACCATAGCCATCTTTCGTTCATTTAATACCCCAGGTCAAATACCAGGCAATTAAAGCCGCTACTGCAAAACAAATAAATTGAACTCTACGCACTTCTTTAAGGTCATGCTGATATTCTTCGTTTGCTTTGCGTTCCATATTTTCAATATCCAACTTAATTCTTAATACTGCATCCCATTCTTTAGCGCCGTACTTCTTAACAAAGTCTATTTTTAACTTTGCTTCTTGGTCGCTAATTTGCTTCTTTTTATTCCAATCTTCCAATGCTTTTATTAATGCCGTTTGTTTTTTATGTTCTGCTTCCCGTGCCGCCCTACGTCTTTCATTTGCCTTGCGTTGCGCTACGTCTATACCGTCTTGCTGAACACTTTCAATACTTTTAGATAAACCTTTAGCCGCTTCCCGGCTTGCATCAAGACTACCGGAAAGAGTTTTTACTCCTTCTGTAATTCCGAACGGGTCTGACATAAAGGTTCACTTTCTTACACCGTCCTTATTTGCTACTTAAATAATGTCCAATAAAACCAATAACAGAACTTATTCCGGAAATAAACATCATTCCCATCCAAAATCCACCACGGCCTTTATTGGCCATAGCAACTAATTGTTCTATGGAACTTTCCATCTTGTCTATTTTTTTGGACATTTCATCAAATTTTGCTTCATAGCTTTCTACTTTTTGCCATAAAACGCCATACTTAACAGGGTCAATTTCAAACATAGTCATTTCCATTATGTTTTCATGATGAACGATAATGCGTAATAAGGTGGCAAATTGGCGCCTGTACCGCTAGTACCAGCAGTTTGTAATGTAATGCCAGTAGTTGCAGTATCAGTTGTTGTAGTGCTTGCGCCAGTATTTCCGGACGGTGAATCATTGGCAATAGCGCCTGAACCAGTAGAAGCAATGTTGTGCTTATGGCCTGGGTCAGTAACAGTATGGGTATGGCTTACGACAATAGCATCAGCAGAACCGCCGGTTTGACCAACGGAATAAGTAGAACCAGCACCAATAATGAAGCTTGAACGCAAATCGGGTGTGCCATTGGTACCATCACAAATTAACCAGCCGGATGGAATAGAACCGGTAGAACCTGACCAAATAGCAATTAATCCGCTTGGAATAGTCGCGCCCGAACCCGTTGCATTTTGCAATATTGGATAGATATTGTCTAAAGTTTGAATGGTTACACCGGCAGAAGTTTGAATAACAAACTTATAGCTATATCCAGTTTGCAACCATACTTCATTAGGAACTTGTCCTGAAGCATTTAAAACAATAGGGTTTGGATTAGCAACAGTACCGTTAACCGTTGTATATGTAGTTAGCAATGTGCTAGAACCAGCTTGATAGGTATAAACCAAACCAGCATTTAACGGCAAACCATTGTTATCAAAAAATGGAATACCGCTATTTCCAACTGGGGATAAAAGTACGCTTGCCATAATTATTTCCTAGAAGTTATTTCACTTAATTTTGTTTTTGCGGCCTGTTTGGCTTCGACTGCTTTTCTAGCAACTTGACCGCCTTTATACATTAATTCACCCATTATTCTTGGGCTTTGGAATGGAAGTGCCAACCCTGATAATGGCGTTAAATCACCTGAGAAAACACGACCACCAGTATATAAAGCGTTCATTCCTAATGCTGGGCCAGCTAAACCGGATGGGTGCCATTCTTTTAATGATTGACCAGCTAATGCTTCCATTAAGTTTTTATTGCCTGATTCTTCCAATTGACGTGTTAATTCACGTCTAAATTCATTACCCATAGTGGATGTTGGACCCATCATGGTTTTAAGGCGGCGCAATGTAAGGTCAACAGAAGCTTTTGGACCAAGACCTAAAGATTTCTCAATTTCACGTTCGGTATTTAAAGCTTCTTGATATTCAGCCATTGTTTTTTCGTAATTTGGGTCTTGTTTAACAATGGTATCTTTTACGGCATTACGAGTATTTGTCATGATACGTTTAGCATTTG